TCCTCCAGACAAAGCTCGTCCAGCGGCAGAGCGTTGAACCTGAGCAGAAACCTCTGGTGAGATTTCGCCTCGCAAGGCCGACCCAATGTTCTTGCCAGCCTGTTGAATCAACTGGTCATAGCCAGGAATCGCGCGACGAAGCTGCGCCTCAAGCTGAGACTGCTCAGCGGCGGTCGTCTTGGTGGCCAACTCGGTTGCAGGCTCAAGCGATGCGATATTCTGCTGAATCGCCTTTTGCTGTTCTCCAGCAAAATCAATCGGCTTCAATTCTGGAACCTTTGGCTTCTTTCCGCCAAAAAGCCCACCAAGCAGGCTTCCCGCTGCGGAAATTCCTGCTCCACCCAAAATTGAACCTACAAGTCCTATTGCCATAAATTATCCTTTTGGTTCAGAACCATTGCGAGAATCCACCGCCATTCAATCCTACACCGACCATGCGTATCGTTGCGACAGCGTCGCCCAGATACTGCATCGTCTGCTCCTGCACAGCTTGAACCGCTTTGGCTTCGTAGGCCACTGCTTCCTGAATCAAATCGTTTTCTTCCTTTCGAATGGCCATGACCATCAGCTTGATGGCATCAGCGCACGGAGGAATAAGGTAGTCATTGACGCTCGTCGCGTTGATATGACGCATCTTCGCCATGACCGTCACCGGCTTATCCTCGTCGTTGTTACAACGATCTGTCAGGTAACTGCGGCGATACTGCGGCAAAGTTTCATCAGGGTCGTAAACTGCCAGATCCGTTTCCAGGGCAGTCGTCGCATCGTACTCGTACAAGCGACTGACCGTGTTCGTCGCCTCTCGGATGACGCCGGTCAATTCGGTGAATTTCTTCGTAGATTGAACGTACGGCAAAGCGAGCGTCAGCTTTTCTCCGTCAATCCACGCGCCACCGGATTGCGTTCGAATCCACTGACCGTTCTGATCAACACCTTGCAGCGTGATGGTTTTGCCGACATCCGAAGCGTCGCCAGGGTAGACTCGAAGATAGCTGTTAGTACCACCAGACATGTCGCGGTAAGAAACCACAGTACCACGATCAATAAGCTGCTTCCCAACGCACACTTGATTGCCATTGAGAAGTCCATATCCGGTTTCCTGAAACTCGAACCATTGATTGCGAACCGTTCCGACTCCGCAGCAGTCAGCCACAGCCTCGATGGTTTCGATCTGTCGCGGCCAAGTGATGCAGCCACCTACGGTGTGAATCGTGAAGCGTCCGTACGCTCCAGCCCACAACCCCTTGTGTAGAAGCCTTCGACACGCCTGATTGATGTAATCATAAACGCGCTGATCATCGACACATGTGCCGATGACCCGAGCGATTGTGGAGCGAATGTCCTGAACGATTAGCTTCATTTGGTGTAGTAGACTCGGCCAGTTCGCTTGATAAAGTAAACACCGTAAAACGGCGGCAGGTTGTTATGGGCCGCATCACCCCCAGTGGATGAGGTGGCTACATTCGCTGTAGTTCCATACTGAACACCGTTGGCTCCGCCGTTATTTGCATCCGCAGTTACAAGCGGGAAGAAGTTGTGAGCGTGGGCAGGCATCTCAGGAACTGTCAGCGTGTGCTTGTCCTCGCCGACAACAGAAGTTGTGGTGGTAGTTCCTTGAACAGAAACAGCGCCGCTTGCGGCAAAAGCACCAGCACCGACCGGGAATCGAGCGTCAAACGCGTTGTCAAGTTGCCACATCGAACCGGCGTAAGGATTGCCAGAGTAGACAGTTCCATCTCCGCCATCGTACGACAGCACGTCAGTGCTTGTTCCAACAAAAATACGACGCTCAGAACTTCCAGCCGCAACCGGATTTTGGCGCGCCCAATATCCGCCGTTGAACACCCACCAATTCCCATTCTCATCCAACCACGGATAAACCTGATTGTTCAGCGCAGGAGTCGTAGAACCAAAGTTGAAAAACGAGTTTCCAATCGCGCTGTTGAACGTCGCCTGAGTGCCTCCGATGATATCGTTGGCCAACTGTTGGTAGTTGGACGGACAATAATTGTACGGAAGGCTTGGAGCCGTGAGCGTGATGAGCGTTAGATTTGCCATACTATTCCGATGAGTAGAGAAGTGGATTTATGTCGCAACCTTCAAGAATCTTGCACCCCTGGAACGTCCTGCACTCGCCAACGGCAGATTCCTGAACGTCGTAAGCGTGAACTCGAATGCTCTTGATGCGGCAGTAGCCGGAAATCGAGATGTTAAGCTGAACCTCGTAAAGATTCCTGGTTGGAGTGCTGATCGTGGAATTACACGGGATATCCGTAGGAGTCGGCAACCGCATCTTCGGCCTGTACTGAGGCTGAAAGTTGCTTATCGGACAAAGGTTATCACACTGCGTCGTAATCGCGCACTCACTCCATTCCGCCCATTCAAGCCAGCTAGGGTACTGGTCAGGACGATACTCCACGTTGAATCCGACGTTGCCATCTAGCGAGTCGATGAAAATGTCGCCCGAATCGAGCTTCTTCAGTCCGAACGGAAGCTCGAAATTGTAGGCGCGAGTCTGAACCAACCATTGAATCTCCTTCTTTGGATCGGATAGATTCGAATCGAACTTGCTGGTCTTGCTGACCTCCCAAATCTGGATTGTGTTGTCCGATCCGCGAGCGATTGCGAAACAAGCGTCTCCGTAAGCGTTCTCGGTCTTGAGAATCTGCAACACATCCAATCCGGTCCAGATTCCAGCCCAAGCAGGAGGAAATTTTTTCCTCAGCGAGGTAATCAGATCGAAATCAAGAACCATCAACGCCTTGTGGATAACTCCGTCAGCCCTGTAACGAGGCTGTCCAGTCATCAGCAGCCGGTTGTCAAACACAACCGCAGAACTGGCCCACAGCAAATTCGTCTGATCGTTCTCTGCGATATTTAGGATTTCGTTGCTGATGGGTGTATTCCCCCAATCGTTGAACGAACGACGAGCGATGATGAACGAGCGAACTCCATCGACAGCTCGGTAGAAAACGTCTCCGTTAACCGTGATGGCAGACCTAGAGCCAAGCGCGCCACTGGTCAGCAAGCTAATAGCCTGAATCGGATAATTCAGGTTCTTCCAAGTATCACGATCTACTGGAGCTTGGATGCTGAAGACGTATCGCGGAGTGAAGATAAGAAGCGGTCCTTGCCCAAGCGACGTATCTGGATTGCCGGGGACGGCCATTGCCGTGATGCCTCCTGAATCCGACGGAACCGCGAAGTCTCCGCCCTCATTAAGGAAGGTATTCTCGGTTTCCTTGAGAACACTGGCTCGCGTTCCATCCCCATAAACGATGTCAGTCGCTCGAAACGAAAACCCGTCAGGAAGCGCGTACCAGATGCGTCCATTGACGTAGGACATAATCTTCCCGGTCTTTATTTCGTCGTCGGTTGCGCGGCGCAGATTCGTTCCGTTGAAAATCAACGGCTTGCTGAATCCATCTTGAATGACGACAAAGTTCTCCGCTTGAACCATCCATCCATCAAGCAGGTTGGAAGGATTCTCAAGATTCGGAGAAACCGTCAAATTCTGGGCGTTATTTTGAAGGCAGTCGTAAAGCCACACTTTACCACTGATCAGCATCAGAATGAACGTCTGACCGTTGTCTCCAATGTACGGAAGCGCGCACTGGAATGTGCCTGTCAGACTTTGAGAGCCATAACAATTCTCCGACCATCCATCAGCCGTCACGTTGGTTTGATCCGCCGTAACTTCAGCGTTGTCCGCTGTAATCGTCGTGCAGAGATTGTAATCCTTCTGAACGAAACCGGGGCGAGGAGAAATGAAACTCTGCCGGAAGCTGGCGTTCACCGCAAACGCCACCTGATTCTTGTCCACCTCAGACGGCATGACACCGGCATCAATGCCACCTTCAAAGGTGACAGATCCGTCCGTGTACCTCCGTGGTGCGCGTTCGCTCATGGTTTAAGCCTGAATCCGCTGGATTGAGAATGAAGCTCCCTCTCGAATGTAATATGTATTTAGAGAACTAGTCGTAACTAAAACCTCATAGTAATCACCAATCGATGCCTGATCTATGTACTGAATAAAAAATGGTCCAACTAAACCCGTCGAGTTTGTTGACTGAATATTTGCAGGTCCAATATCGGTCGTTCCATTTTTTCTAATCTTAAAAGAAACCGTAGATGATGTTCCCGTATCTGCACTTAACATTAAGGCAACATCTATTCGGTAATAACTTGCAAGAGCTGCCGTAAACCGACCTGTAGCCGCAGTAAATCGTGATGCGGTATCAATTCCAGTCCAAGATCCAGACGGAAATTCTGTCAAACTAAACGGATTCTTAGTTAAACTCG